GCATTAGGAACTCCCGTAACTGGTTGAGACCTTTGCTCCTTCTGTAACTCCTGCTCCCGCTTTTCAGAAAGCGGTTGGATAATAAGTGCTTTTATCCCAATGCGCCCCTGTCTCCAAGAGTATCCCCTTTTTTGACTATGACCCCCCGTAATTTTAGATTTAACCATGGTCATTTCAGCAGGGAACTGACCCTTATATAGTTCGTTTCATCGAGTTCCTCGGCCGCGCCCGTTTTTGGAACCTCCCCGTTATGGCATTTACCGAATATTATGCACTTTTATACCCATATCAGGGCTAAGTTGTTTAGCTCCCTCTTCACGTTTTTAATATTATGCTGGTTTTTGGACTTTAATTCGAGGTTAATCATGCCAACCTGATCATGGCCTTCTATCGCGCTTATGTGTTATATGTGGAATGGCGCGAAGATCTGACGTTTGATTATGTTCTTACTTGTGGTAGTTTTGTTTGTTTTATTCTCCTTGCGTTATGGCACTGTACTCACGAATTGCTTTAGAGTTAATGGATTGAATGTTTTTCCTCTCCTTAGATTTAGGCGGCTCGGTAAGAAGAGGCTGTTAGGGACGAACACTAGAAGGCAGAAAAAGAGCGAGAAAAATAAAGGCTTTAATAGGCAGCTGCCCTGTTGAAGAAGCAAAACCAAATCTATATGGAGCCCTCATGGATCAAAGTTGTCATTATTGATAATCTTTAATTCTTGTATGATTCTATATAAATTTCGGTTAATTGTTGGAGAAAAACGGCTTTTTTTTTTCTTTCTTCTATGCGTATCACCATGCCCTTCATTCTCCTTTGTCCTCGTTACTAATAATTGTCGTAAAGGATTTAAACGAATTATCGCTTGTCAGTTGGTTAGTTTAAGCTCGAATGTCAGATGCGGCCCTTCAAACCCTTGTATCGCACAGAAGTTATGTGTCCTCCTACCCTGCAGGGTTCGACAGAATACGGCCACGGTTATTTGCGCAATTTGAATGATTATTTTTATGCCAAGAATATGCAAGTCGGGCTTAAATTCCTGGAAGTGTGCGATATTGGATCGAAGATCTGCTAAACCATTAAATATATCTCTAAATTTTCTAAAATCTACGCTTATCGTCCGGCTCTTAATTAGTATGATCAGCGGTATTTGGTCTAGTAAAGATAGATTTTTAATGATCCTGCCGTCAAACTCATTCTCTAGCCCCTTAACTCTGAACATGTAATAAATCGTCCTTATTCGTTTGTACTTGCTCACGATGTACTTTATTATCCCTAGGTCCGCCAGTCTTTGGTGAAAAGTCGCTTTTCTGCTTGCTACGGTACTGCTCTCTCGTTTTAAGCTTAGTTCGGACAGTTCAATATAGGCGATTAGGCCATCTATAGCTATGACGGAGAAAATATAATTATGTCAGCTTACGATATAGACAAAGTCACTGGCGACCGGATCCTTGGTACAACGTATAAGCACCCGATTTTTTCCATCCCTTTTTAGAACAATTTTATAGACGGTTTATGTATTAAGGTTCTAGATAGAGTACAACTTACACCAAATGTTCAGATGTGTCGTTTTTCGGTTTAGAAAGCCTAGAAAGATTTTATCAATGACCCTCTCACCCATTTTCCTGGGGTCTGCAAACCTCTGAATAGAGTTTTGCTTGAATAATTGCGTCTTTTTATCCCTCGTATAAGTAACGATGTTTTATTTTCAGAGACCCGAAGACCAGATGCTTAGTTTGCAGCCGTGTAATTCCTGATTGATACTTGTTCCGCCTAACCCGATGGTGATCTTTATTAGTTAGTCCGATATGCTATCGACTAGTCTATATCTTTCCGATCTCCGGCTCAAGCGGAGCCAGAAACGCCCGTAGTTCGACGACAGAATGACGCTTTTGTTCTCTAGTTTTTATGGCCGTTGATCCGTTTTTTAACTGTTACGTTTTATCTCCCTTACCAGTTCCGGGATCAGTCATCATAGGGTTACCGTGTTGTCTTTTCTTATTCTGTTAGTGCCGTGCTTTGTGTCGTTTCTTTGATCAAAGTCTTTCGTTAGTTGAATGATCCCCAGTGCCCTAGTTCTCCCCAGCTCTAACTTATCTCTTCGTTCTTGGTACCGTATCTTGTTTACAATGGGTTCAAGCTATAGTCCGTGTTAACATTTATCCATTTGTTTGTTTTGACTCGAAGGATTCGTTATGATAGCCTATTTTAGACTAATGAATTTTACGTTGGCGGTCGAGCTTAGTGCTATTCCAGGCATCATCCAGCATCTTTGTCGTAAGTCGCTACGGGTGATTTCGGCTCGCAGGTGAAAAAAGTCATTTGGAGAAATTTTTCTAATTAAGTCGTCACCGGCGTTTAGATGATATAAAGTTTTTTATAGACGTGCAATTGTCCAGCTGTTGATAACCGCTTTAAAACGATCGGCAATTATTTTTCTGATTCTTAAGGAAGTATCGCTCCGATGACTGTCTATTCCAACTGTCCCACTAATCTTCCCTCTGCTTTTTCCCGAAGTGCATGTGTCAATCTTCAACCCGATTTTTATATTCTGAAGCAGTTCTTGAAGTTTTCTCAGAAGTGGATCGACCGTATGTTAGTTGATTTAGACCTTCCTTCTTTGTCTTTTTAGGAGTATGTGTAGCAGCTATAGCCATGTTAAAGAGGCGGCGTTAAGGCCGGCAAAGAGTTCACTGACCGATCTTTTAGAATAATTTCCGACATGAATGTCTTTGTTAAACCGAATTAGTTCAATTATACTGATTAGCCGACTAGGCCCCGGTTTATTAACGGACCGCATATTAGTTTGAAAGCATACCCTGGCTACGTTAACAAAGTTCTGATTTAGGCGCTGAAAAAAGTTTGTCCTTAGTTTATTGTGGGTTTGAGTTGTCACGATTTGTAGTAACGTTTGTCGTCCGACTATCATGTAGAATATGTTTATCTTTCCAATGATGGTTCTTCTCATGATGCTCATCAAAATATATAACTCGTGTAGGGTATAGACCATTACTTTCTCTAAAACGTTATGACGAAGTTCGTCTTGAAAGGGCTTTTGCGTGCTGATATAGCTGATCTTGTTTTGTAGACGTTGCTCTCTCCGGATCTTTAAATGCGTTACATCACTCCCGATGGAATTCTTCGAATGAATGCTGTGCTCACAGGAACGGTCGCCAGTGGACATCCAACTTTGACCACACTTGGAAATACTCTGCGCGTTATTCTTTATAATTAATTTTGGTTCCATTAAGCCGGGGTGGACCCTCGTCTTTATGTGTCCGGAGATGATAGTTTAGTTTACTGTCACATCTCCGATGTACCCCAGCTGTATAGAACGTTTAGAGATTTCTGGGCTCCGAAAAATTCAGAAGGTTTCTACGGATTAGGTCAAGCTAGTTAGGGCTTGTAGTTTGGTTCTTTCTTTTTGTCAAAATGGATATCGCCTGGACCTATTAGTTATTCAGTTACCAGGCTTCCTTAGAGGGCCATGCGGTCAGGTGTTTGTACGTAGAATTTTTAGTTGGAATAGAGATAGCTTATCAGGAATAGGACTATCGGTCTGCGGTAGAACATCTAGAACCCCGATATTCGTGGTTATTTGACCGGTTAACCTGGCGTGAGTAAAAATGGCGATCTTGTTTAAGATCCTTTTTGTCTTCTTCAGCCGGCCCGAGATATTTATGTCTTAGGCGATAAGAATGTTTTTTATGTTCAGTCAGTTTTTTATTAAGCTTCCC